ATGATAAAATAGTATCATCGCAAGAGCCCGCAGGAAAGGTTTACTCCCTTCAATCCTGCGGGCTTTGTGCTGCCCGGCTGCGACAGGGGAACACATTTACCGACCAACAGCCTGAATGTACCAGCCGGGCCTTTTTTGATATTCCCGCCGTCCGCATGGGCGGCTTTTTCTATGATTCTGACAAGAGAGGTGGTGACGTGCCACGTGAAGATGGGTACAAAAATCTTGTGCCGCTGGATCAGCGAACAAAGGATGAACAAAGGACAATCCAGGAAAAGGGCGGCATCGCCTCCGGAGTGGCACGCCGCCGCAAGCGCTCCATGCGGGAAGCGGCGGACTACTATCTGGCACTGCCGGAGACCGACCGCCGCAGCGTGAACGCCCTGCTGCGGGATGCTGTGGATCCGGAGGACATCGACAACCAGATGGCCGTGATCAAGGGCATCACCGCCCGTGCCAAGAAGGGTGACCCGCAGGCCGCCAACGTGCTGCTGAAGATGCTGGGCGAGGACAACCCGCCCGATGATACCGCCGCCGACACGCTGGAACATGCCCGGGAGCTGCTGGGAGGTGTGGACAGTGCCATTGACTGAGTTCCAGCAGGAGTTCCTGCGCAACTGCAGCCACCGCTGGAATATCAAGACCGGGGCCACCCGCTCCGGCAAGACCTACATGGACTGCGCCGTCACCATCCCGAAGCGCATCTGCGCGGCCCGGGACGAGGGCCTGCTGGTCATGCTTGGCAACACCCTCGGCACGCTGGAACGCAACGTTCTGGAACCCATGCGGGCGCTCTGGGGGCCGGATCTGGTGGGCGTCGTGCGAACCTCGGCGTCCGGCAACATCGTGCAGCTGTTCGGCCGCAAGGTGTATGTCCTCGGTGCCGACAACAAAAAGCACATTGCCCGCATCCAGGGCGCGGCCTTCGAGTACGCCTACGGCGACGAGATCACCACCTGGGACGAGGGCGTCTTTCAGATGCTCAAGAGCCGCCTTTCCTGCCCGCACAGCCATTTTGACGGCACCTGCAACCCGGATAACCCCCAGCACTGGTTCAAGCGGTTCCTCGACAGTGATGCTGACATTTACTGTCAGGCCTACACCATCGACGACAACCCCACCCTGCCGCCGGAGTTCGTGGCGCAGCTGAAAAAGGAGTACACCGGCACGGTGTACTATAACCGGTTCATTCTGGGACAGTGGGCGGCGGCGGGTGGCATCATCTACCGCCCGTTTGCGGACAGCATCGCCGCCGGCGACAAGCGCTTTCTCTGGCCCGCAGACAAGCGCTGCAAGCCGTGGCGGGTGCACATCGGGGTGGACTTCGGCGGCAACGGCTCCCGGCACGCCTTTGTGGCAACGGGCATTTTGCCGTACTATTCCGGCGTCGTGGGGCTGGCATCCCAGCGGGTGGACCCCCGCAACCAGGATGCCGACTACCTGGCCGCACAACTCATTGATTTCTGCACCGCCGTGTTCGCACGGTACGGCGAGATTCATTACATGTTCTGTGACAGCGCCGAGCAGACGCTGATCAACCACATCCGCACCCGGCTGCGGGCCTCTAAACTGTACTGGCTGGCCGACCGGGTGAATAACTCCGCAAAAATTCAGATTATCGACCGCATCCGCCTGACGTCCATTCTCATGGGCGGCGGGCGCTTTTGGTATATGCCGGAGGCCGCCACCCTGCGGGACGCCCTTGCAAGCGCCCTGTGGAGCCAGAAGCACCCCGGCGTGGACGAGCGTCTGGACGACGGCACCACCGACATTGACACCCTCGACGCCTTTGAGTACACCATTGAGCGTGATTACAGGAGACTGACTGCAAGATGAACGTTTCGGCCTTTATCGAATATCTGAACAAAACCAAACATCTGCAGTTGGATGCGGATTATTACGGCAACATTGAAGTCTGGCGGCAATGGTGGAAGGGCGATGTTCCCGACATCCACGACCAGAAGGAGGACGCCCCGGACGGCAGCGTCATTTCCCGGCGTCTGGCTTCCCTGCGGATGCCGAAACATGTCTGCGAGGACTGGGCAAACCTGCTGCTCAACGACAAGACCACCTTCCAGATCGGCGACGCAAAGAGTGCCGCCTACCTGCTGGGCAGTGATGAGCAGCAGACCGGTGGCCTTTTGCGGCAGCTGCATTTCTGGGAGAATGCCAACAAGCTGGTGGAGCAGGCCTACTGGTCCGGCACCGGTGCTTTTGTGCTGAGTGTGGAAGGCCTGACGGTGGATGCCGCCGGGAACGCCCTGCCCTCGCCGCAGGGGCGCATTCAGCTGGACTATGACCCCGCCTGCTGCATCCTGCCCATCAGCGTGGAGCGGGGCGTGGTGACCGAGGCCGCCTTTGTGTCCGAGTGCGTGATGGGCGGTAAGCCCGCCGTCTATCTGCAGGCCCACACCTGCAAGGGCGGCGAACGGACCATCACGAATGAATGGTTCGAGGTGATGGACGATGTTTCCGGCACGCCGAAATTTGCCAAGGCCAAGACCCCGCCGGGCATGGTGGAGCACATCACGGTCACCGGCGCGCCGGCATGGTTCAGCCTGTTCAGCCCGGCTGTCGCCAAAAACATCGACGGCGGCATGGGGCTGGGTATGAGCGTCTTTTCCGAGGCGCTGGACGCAGCCCAGATGGCGGATTACGCCTTTGACAACTACCGGCAGGACCTCCGCCTGGGCGGCAAGAAAATTTTCTATGACCGCTCCATGTGCAAAAAGTGGGTGGACAAGGACGGTGTGGAGCACGCTGTGCCGCCGGATGCCGTTCACCGCCAGATCTTCTACGAGCTGCCCGCACCGGAAGGCAGCATCGACCAGCCGGCCGCATGGCGGGAGTACAACCCCGACCTGCGCACCGAGGACAACCACCGGGCCGTGCAGGACGCTCTGGACATGATGAGCTTCAAGTGCGGGCTTGGCTGCCACCGCTACAGTTTTGAGCTGGGCAAGGTGGCCACCGCCACCGAGTACACCGGCAGCCGACAGGACCTTGTGCAGAACGCCAACAAAAACCAGATCCCCATTGAGACGGCACTGATCGGCATTCTGCGGGCCATCCTGTGGGCGGCAAAGAACCTGCTGGGTGCAGATGTGGACCCGGACACCAGCATCTCGGTCAACTGGGACGACAGCTACATTGTCAGCGAGCAGGAGCGCACCGCACAGCTGCGGGAGGACGCTCTGGCAGGGCTTGTGCCCCGCTGCCGGTATCTGTCCGCCCGGTATGGTCTGAGCGAGGACGAGGCCCACCAGTGGGCGGCAGAGGCCAAGGCTGACAGCCAGACCGATGAGCAGCTCACCTTCGGAGGTGCCTGATGCTGCCGCCGAGCTACCTCGATGCCATGCCGGATGCCTTTGTGCAGCTGGCGCAGCAGGTCGAGGACGAGATCTTACAGGACGTTGCCCGGCGCATTGGCAAGATGGGCACCCTCACCGAAACGGCCGAATGGCAGTTGTGGCGCTACCAGCAGACCGAGGCGGTGCGGGAGAACGTGGTCAAGCTGCTGGCAAAGTACAGCGGCAAGAGCGAAGCCACCATCCGCAGGCTGCTCAAAGAGGCTGCCACCGAAGCCATGGAGCGGGAAGATGCCATCTATTACCACTACAACCTCGAGCCCACACCCTTTGAAGAGAGCGCGGCCCTGAACAACCTGCTCAACGCCGGTGCCCGGCAGACCTGCGGCACATGGCGGAACCTCACGGCCACAACGGCCAACACCGTCTCCGGGGCCTTTGAGCGCACGCTGGATGTCGCCTGGGGCAAGGTGGCCACAGGTGCCTTTGACTACAAAACCGCCGTCAAGCAGGCTGTGGACAGCCTTGCAGACGAGATGCCGGAGATCACTTACCCCAGCGGCCACACAGATTCGCTGGAAGTTGCGGCCCGCCGGGCGGTGCTGACCGGTGTCAACCAGACCGCAGGCAAGCTGCAGGAAGCCCGCATGGACGAAATGAACGTGGAGTTCGTTGAGACCAGCGCCCACGGTGGTGCCCGCCCCAGTCACGCCGAGTGGCAGGGTCGGCGCTTCCATCGGGGCGGGGCTGTGGACTACCTGGGCAAGCATTACCCGGACTTTGAGCAGGCCACCGGCTACGGAACCGGCGCTGGGCTTTGCGGCTGGAACTGCCGTCACACTTTCTTTGCCGTGTTCCCCGAGCTGGGCGACCCGCCAACCTGGACGGAGGAGAGCCTGCAGGAGCTGAACGCCCGGAACATCGAGTACAACGGCAAACTGTACACCCAGTACGAGATCAACCAGATGCAGCGGGCCCGGGAGCGGAACGTGCGCAAATGGAAGAAGCGGTATCTGGCCGAGAGTGCTGCCGGGGTGGACACCACCAACGCAGCGGTGCACCTGAAAGCCGCCCGCCAGAGCCTGAGCGAGTTTGCCAAGGCTACCGGCGGCAGAGTAGACAGCGCCCGCACCAGCGTGCCGAAGTTTGGCAGGAGCGAAGCCAGCAAGGCGAGTGCACAGGCCCGGAAAGCATCTTCTACGTATAGCAGCTTGAACACAAAGGCGAAACCTGTTACAATGCAGTCAATCGCAAACATTAAGGCATTCAGCTGCGACACGTTGGATGCCGCCGGACAACAACAGCTGAAAAATGCCCACAAGCGCCTTCTCATGGTTGCTTCAAAGCAGCGGGAAAACGTTGAGGTGGGCAGAGTGTTCGACATCAAGATGAAGCCAATGACCAAGGATATCATTGGTTTGTCGGGTGGGCATTCTGTTCAGCTGCCAAACCCAGATGTTCCCTATATTGCGATTCACACCCATCCTGCGTGCGGCAATTTTTCAAATGGTGATCTTCGGCAATTTGTGCGAAACTCAAATTTGAAATTGCTTACCGCTCTCGGACACGATGGGCATATTTACGCAATAGAAAAGACCTCGGCTTTTGAAGAAAGCTCTGCAAAACAAGTCATTCGGCAGATGGATTGTGCGATTGATAAGTTGCTCAAATCCACGCTGACGGATGAGCAGGTTCTTGAAAAGGCAGAGGGCGTTATTTCGGACTGCATAAAGGAGTTGCAGAAAAATGGTGCCAAATTCTACGAATAAACATTCCTACACAGAGCAGGAAATTAAAGAAATGCAGCAAGTTCTTCTGGAAACTCCGATGGATCCGGCATATGATGATATCTGTAACTCATTTTACGACGGGTGGGACAGAACTGTCCACCGGCAGATGTACGTTCGTGACTGCTACAGTATCTTGAAAGAGCTTGACCAGCTTCCGCCCAATATCAAATGACCACCATCCACCCGGACGGTGGTTTTCTTTTACTCATTTTTCAGAAAGGAACGAACTATGAAAAAGATTCTTCTCGCTCTTGCGCTGGCAGCATCCATCCTGCTGTGCGGTTGTTCGGAAGCCGACAAGGCAAACGCCAATATCTCCAAGCAGGCGGATTACTTTGAGAGTGAGCGCAAGATCACCGTCTACAATGCCCGCACCGACAAGGTTATTCTGGAAGCCGAGGGCTATATGTCCATCTCCAACAACTCGAACAACGAGCTGGTCTGCACGGTGAAAATCGGCCCGGACACTTACCGCAAGAATTACATCTACCTGAACGACTACACCATGTATGTGGTCGAGGACATCACCGGCACCCACACCGACCCCTACCACTACAAGCTGTACTTCCACACGGACATCCTGCCCAGCGTGGAGGTCAAGCCGTAAAGAACGTTCACTAAAACACCCCATTTTAACCACTGTATGCCCTCAAAAAAGCACAACAGTGGTTTTTTCATGCCGTTTTAGCTCATGTTGGAAGAGCGCCGGTCTCCAAAACCGGAAGCGGCAGGTTCGATCCCTGCAAACGGTGCCATGTCCCCGACATTTGTGTCGGGAGCAGCCATAGCGGAGGGCGGCGCGTACCCCGCCCACAACCGAACACGGACGGAGAACCGTGTCACCAAACCGAGGTTTTCCCCACAGAAAGGAGCTTTTCCACCATGAAACGTGAAGATGTGAAGAACAAGATCCCCGGCATTACCGAGGAACAGCTGAACTGGATCATGCAGGAGAACGGCAACGACGTCAACCGCGAAAAGGCCGCCGCCACTGCCCTGCAGGCCCAGCTGGACAACGCAAACGCCCAGCTCAAGACCGCCCAGGACGGCCTGAAAGCCTTTGAAGGCAAGAAGAAGCCCGAGGAGTACGAGGCCGAGCTGACCAAGCTGCAGGCGGACATGAAGGCCCAGGCGGACGGATTTGCCTTTGACAGCGCCCTGAACACTGCCATCCTGGGCAAGAAGGGCCGCAGCGTCAAGGCGGTGCGTGCCCTGCTGGATCTGGACGCTCTGAAGGGCTCCAAGGACCGCAGCGCCGACATTGACAAGGCTCTGGACGACGCTGCCAAGGCCAACCCTTGGGCCTTTGGTGAAGACGGTGCCGCCGGCGTGGCCGTGGTCTCTACCGGCGCTGAGCATGGCGCACCGCCCGCCAACGAATCCAATGGTGTGGAAGCCGCCTTTAAGTCCCTGAATCCCGAACTGAACCTGTAAAACGAAAGGAGTTCAACATGGCACATGCAAATCAGGAGCGGTATTCCGCTCTGGTAGACGCAAAGCTGCGGGCCACTCTGGTCACCCGTGACGGTGCGATCTTCAACACCCGCTACGAGGGCAGCCCCAAGGCCGGCAAGGTCAAGATCCCGGTGCGTGACACCGAGGTGGCCGTCAAGGCATACGACAAGGCAAACGGCGTGGATGCCGATGCCGGCACCACGACCTATCTGGATCTGGACATCGACAACGACGAGGCTGTCAATGAGATCATCGACGGCTTTGACGCTGCATCCGTGCCCGACGGCATCACCGCCGAGCGTCTGGACAGCGCCGCCTACTCCATGGCCCTGTCCATCGACAAGAAGTCCATCGAGGCGCTGCAGAGTGCAACCGGTGCTACCATCAGCGCCACCAAGACCGCCTGCACCGCTTCCACCGCCTACAAAGAGGCTCTGGCCGCCAAGCGCACCCTGAGCCGCAACGGCGTGCCCCAGACCGGCCGCTTTATGATCGTCAGCCCTGAGTATCTGGAGATCCTCATGCAGGATGACAAGTTCATCAAGCAGGGTGACCTGTCCCAGCAGCTGGTGCAGACCGGTGCGGTGGGTCAGATCGCCGGCTTTGCGGTGTACGAATCCAACAACATGGACTTCGAGAACACCACCCGTGTCAGCACCAAGAAAACTACCACCGAGTTCATCTGCGGCCACCCCAACTGGTGCCACCGTGTGATGGAGTGGCAGACCCCCGTGCACCTGCAGGATCTGGGCGGCTCCGGCAAGTACATTGGCGCGTCCGCTGTGCAGGGCCGCAAGGTGTACGGCATCAAGGTGTCCAAGCCCAAGACCCTGTACATCAAGCGCATCGAAGCGTAAGGAGGGCCCCGCCCATGAACTACTGCACCTACCCGGAGTACCAGGCGGCGGGCGGTACGGCGCCGGAAGCGGCCTTCGGGGTGCTGTGCAGCCGGGCGTCCCGCCTGATCGACAGCGCCACCTTTGGCCGGGCAGAAGCCCACGCCGCCGGGTGTGAGGACTGCCGCCAGATGCTGGCCGACGCCTGCGCCCAGATCGTGGATCTGTTTGCCGCACAGGCCGCCGTGGGCGCGGTTCCGGGCGCGGCAAGCGCCTCCAACGATGGCTATGCTGTGACCTTTGCGGCCAACACAAGCCTGTCCGCTGCCGTGCGTTTTGAAGCCTGGCATGTGCTGGAAGCCGCCCTCGGGTCTGACCCCCACGGCCTGCTGTACAGGGGGATTTTGTGATGCAGACAGCCGTTACTGTGGTGAACCTCATC